CGTCATCGGCAGCGGCGAAGGTAGCGTGCGCACTCCCCACGTCACTGTTGAGGTAGTTGGCCACGTCCATCCGGCCATCCCGAACACCACCGAGCCGGTCAAACGCAAGTTGCCTGATGTTCGTCATGTTGATGGCCGCCGGGCCACCACCGATGACGCCGATACTATTGATGTCGCCCGTCAAGTCAACGCCGTTCACGTACAGCGCGTCGCCAAGGCCGGTCATCTTGCCTGCCATGTCATCCCTCCTGGGCCCAGATGTCGTTGATGATGAGCGGAATGGCCACGTCCATGATGCGGAACTTCGTGTTGCTGATGTCGACGTATCCCCCCTGAGCGGAGAGGGGGGTCCCGGTTGCGCCCATCAGGTCGACGCAACGAACGCTGCCGCCCAGTTCGAAGTCTCCAGACAACACCTCAATGACCTTCGCTGCCGCCAGACCCGCCCGGAGCTCGGCGTCACCGGGTTTGCTGGTGACCATCGGAACGTAGATCCGACCAATCAACACCACACGGCCCGTCGTGGATTTTTGTCCGCTCTGGCTCACCGCCGGTCCGATCCAATCTAGGAAGACCGCTAGACTGCAATCTCGAGCGCCCTTGACCGGAGCGCTCTTCGGCTCGTGGTTCTGCACCGCGTCGAACATCGCTGTGGCACCGCACAGGCTCAAGATCCTGTCGTACGCGGGCTTCAAGTTCAGTGCCATCAGCGCATCCTCGCCACGTAGCGCGCCACGATCGGGGCAGCAATGGACTTCACCTGGCGCTGAAGAATCTGGACCGATCGACGCCAGAAGGTGTAACCCTTGAATCGGGTGGTCTTGTTGCGACGGCTCTTGCCCGCAAGCCACGGCCCGTAGATCTGGTTTCCGTCGGTGGTCTTGTGGAGAGACCCGTACTGAACCGCGTGAATGCTGCGGCTGTACCGACCCGTCGGGTGCTGCACGTCCTGGGAGAACTCTGCGCGCACCACGGTCACGCCTTTCTCGGCTACGGCCGCACCGATCTCGTGTCCCATTTCCATCATCATGCGCTCGGCGCGACCATCGAAGATCGGACCCGTGGCAGTGACGTCGCCGCTCATGACAGCCACCTCTTGTACAGCGCGAGGGCCTTCTCCTGGAGTCTGGTCAGCGCCCGACCACCGGCCTCGCGCTCTCCGTCGCCGCTGCCGACCGTGCGACTGTAGCCCGACCCCTTCTGCAAGAGCGTGTCGATGGCCATCGCCGCCACCCACTCCTCGAGGAGCGCGGGTGTTTCCCACACCGTCAGGTCGTCTCCTGCCGTGTGCACGACCGCCGTGGTGCCCAGCGCACCGCGCTGCACCGTCAGCGTCCGCAGCGCGTAGACCACGGTGCCACTCACGTGCGCTGCGAGTGCCGTCCCGTCGACGGACCGCTCCACGATCAGAGAGGTGCCCGCGATCTCCGCGACCCGGACCTTCTCCGCATCGAGTAGCAGGACGTCTCCCTCCACGAACTTCGCAACATCATGGCCCGGCATGATCTGGTCCGCTACGTCTGCGTCCATCGTGCCAACGGTAGTCTCTCCGGTCACGCTGAACCGGCGATGGGTCACGATCATGCGCTCTGTCCCGCACGAGAGAAGGCTGCCTACACCCAGCGCGTCCGAGGGGCTCACCACGAGCGTAGTCAGGCTATCGTTGACGGTGGTCGCGAGGTCTCCTGACGGAAGCCGATCGTCGTTCCACCCCCACAGCCCGGTCGCTGCGAAGTTCCGCTGCGGGGTGGATCCCACAGTCCACGTCGCACTAGTAGAACGATCGAGCTGGAGCTCGTTGAACGGAGGCCCTTCGAGGGGGTAGGGAATGACGTAAGCCGGAAGAACGGCGACTCCCCCCGAGGAGAGGGCGGACAGGGAGATCAGGTCGTTGGCCTCGAGCCACAGTCGACCAGGGCTCATCGGGTCCGGGTAGTAATCGAAGTATCGCGTCTCGAGGACCGGGTAGAAGACCCGGCGACACAGCCCTTCGGCGGAGCGGCTCGCGCCCTGAATGGCGCGGTCAACGTCTGCGTTCGCTCGCGCCGTGGCCGGATAGTCCAGGTCTGCCTTGACGGCCTCCCTGGTCGTGTATGCGACTCCCATGTCCTCCGCCTTGCATTCTGGCCTAGGGACCGTGGTCCCAGGAATGGATATTCAGTTGTGGTCTAGGACTACCCGCCACGGCCGAGGGGAAGAAGCCGTGGCGGGTAGTCGCCCCTAGCATAACCGGTCTGCGCCGCTACACCTCGGCGGTGTAGTCGCCCATCGGGCAGTGCAGCCAGGCGGCACCGCTCTCTAGCGCGGTGCCGCAGTACGGGCAGTCGACCAGGGGAACGTTCGCCTCCTGCTCCGCCGCGACAACGTTCTGGCGGTAGATCTCGGCGAGCTGCTCCCAGGTCATGTCAGACCTGCGCTTCCGCAGCGTCGTTGGCCTCGAGCCTGGCGATCACGTCTTCCCGGCCACCCGCCTTGCTGAGCTTGCGCCGACCGGCCTCGGACTTGAGGTCTTCGAACGACCACTCGATGTACGGCGCGTCCTCCTCCAGCTCCTCGTCGAGGTAATCCTGCTCGTCCCCCCGAGGAGAGGGGGTGAACCCCTCGCGCTCGTAGAGCTTGACCAGCCGCAGGTCCTCGTCCGATCCTTCTTCGGCGACGGTCTTGGTCTTGCGCTCGTCGTAGTCCTGTTGGGTCATTTCCATGACGCGTTCTCCTCTCAGGCCGCGACGACGGAAGAGCCGTCGTACAGCGGCACGTAGGTCAGACGCCACAGGATGACGCCGTCGGTGCCCGCGGACACGTGCTCGATCTGACCCGCCGGAAGAACGATCTTGTCGGCGGTCAGCGGGGAAGAGCCCAGGATCATCGCGGTCGCGGTGGTCCCGGTCACGGTGAAGATTTCGCCGACCGGCGAGTCCGTGGTGCCGATGTCCAGCGCGGCGCACAGATCCTTGGTGGCTCCCACCGTCGGGTTGTTCTGGAGCTTGTACGAGTTCGCGACGGTGACGGCCGTGGTGACCGTACCGACGAGGCTCGTGACGAGCACCAGACCCACGATGGTGAACAGCGGCACCGTGGTCGCCGCCAGCGTGCCCGTGGACTTCTGGACCGACTGGCCCAGAACCGACTTCGTGTAGGCCGATGCCTCGTTGATGACAGTCATCAGACGTTCGCCGCCCCTGGGTTGAGCCAGTTGGTCGTCAGCTTGTCGGGACGCCGACGGTACCGCAGGCCGTGCAGGATGTAGAGACCACACGCGATCTGCGACGTGCCCGTGGTGATCGCTCCGTTGACCGACACGTGCGTGTAGCCGGTACCGAGCTGCGACGCCTCGACGGTCGAGACCGCGAGCTTCTGCATCGCACCGTACGTCGCGCCCACGACGGTCAGTTCGGACGCCTCGGCCGCCGCGACCCGGACCCAGGGCTCGTCGCCGTCGAGGACGGTCTCGGCCTTGAGGTAGTTCTCCGTCGGGCCTCGGGACGTGGTGACACCCGTGGAGTCCAGGTCGTTGGACGTGCCGGAGGTGTACGCGGTGTGCTGCTGCCAGTCCAGCACCAGGTCCTCCGCACCGCCTGCGAGACCGTAGAACACGAACGTGACGGCCCGAGCGCCGGACAGGCTGATGCGCTTGCCCGTGAAGCCGTTCGCCGTGTCGATGTCGACCGGAGCGAACGCAGGACTGATGTCGAAAATGTCACCCAATGCGCGCATTGCTCTCTCCCCTCCTTCAGGGGTTAGGCCCGGTCCCGCCGTGTTGCGGAACGAGGCTTAGATCGTGACCCCGCTAGGTTTCGAACCTAGGTCTCCCCTCTCGGGGCGCTCTGACCTTCGCCTTTCGGCTGCGAGCTACGGGCTCTCGGCGGAGCAGGAGGATCGCTCCTACCCCGCCTCAGAGCTACTGCTGGCGGCGGATGAGACCCAGGGGCCACGTCCCGATCAGCAGGTGGAGCGACACAAAGGCCAGACCCAGGAGAGTCAGGTCAATGCCCGGCTGAACTCCGAAGAGCGCCAGCAGAAAGCACAGCAGAGCCGCCAGAGCAGCCATCACGTCACCGTACGCGTCGCCAACTGCACGAAGCCCGACAGCGTCGGACCGTTGTTCTCCGGGGTCAACGGTCCGAGGAGCAGCGGCTGACCGTCGACGCGCTCGATCACCTTGAACGCGGTCTGGTCCTGGAAGAAGTACGCGTGCTCGGAAGTGTCCAAGCGCACGTCCTGCCGGTCGCCGACGCCGTAGAGGCTGAAGTCGACCAGCGAGATGTCGCCCTGCGTGCCGAGCAAACCCGGTGCGTTGCGGCTCCAGATGATCTCCTTTCCCAGGAGGGTCATCTTCGGCGCTTCGGTGCCCGCGCCCGGAGCGATCATGACCGCGCTTCCGCCCGTGCCGACCGGGAGCGCCATGCTCCAGATCTCCACGAACGCGTCTGGGGTGATGACCCACACCGCGTTGTCCCACGACTCCGGCAGGAGCCGTGACGCCATGCTCAGCACATTGAGCCAGGTGATGCCCGTCTGCTGAGCCGCACCCTCGTCCGAGGCCACGACCATCGCGGGGTGCTGGGTCAGCGCACCGAGCGGCTTCTTGACGCCGTCTCCCTTGAGGAACGCACGCTGCTCGAACTCTCGGATCCCCCTCGGGAGGGAAGAGCGCAACCACGCCTCGAGCGCCGGAGCATCCTTCAGCGTGTCGTTCGGGACCTTCGCCGCCCCCGCGAGCCGGTTCGCCTCGAACTCGATCTGGGCGAACGCCGCTGACGTGTCCGGGATGGTGCCCTGCTCATCCATCCAGTAGAACGCCATCCCACCCCAGATCTCGCCGACCTCGGTGGTGAAGTCGATCGCGGGGAAGTGCAGGCTCTTCGTGGACATCGGCACCACGGTGGACTTCGCTCGCACGAAGGACCGCGCAAGCTCCGGACCCGAGAACAGCGTAGAGCGCCACTCCTCCGGAACGAGGAAGCCGCCACCCTCGCCGGTCTGGCTGGAGTA